AATCAAAGGCCGGTATGAATTTCCTGAGTTGCGTAGGATTGCGCTTGAACAATACGGCTACTGGAATCCGGAAACTGTTATTATTGAATCTAAAGCTTCTGGATTACCTTTAACTTATGAGTTGCGTAAGATGGGTATTCCTGTTATAAATTTCACACCTAGTAAAGGCAACGATAAGCACACTAGGGTTAACTCGGTATCACCTCTGTTTGAGAGTGGCCGAATATGGGCGCCCAAAGAAATGGAGTTCGCACAAGAGGTTATTGAAGAATGTGCAGCTTTCCCATACGGCGATCATGATGACTTGGTAGATAGTATGACCCAAGCTGTTATGAGATTTAGACAAGGTGGTTTAGTAGAACACCCTGAAGATTATAAGGATGAACTACTGCCAAAACGACAAAAGGTGTATTATTAATGGAATTTGAAACATACGCAGATGTAATAGATTCTTACAACTCTGGTGTAGGAGTTGAGGGTGGAGAATCCTTGACGGAGTACATAAAAAGGAATAATATAAAAATCAAAGAAATCGACATGGATCCAATCGGCGATTTCGAAAAAATTTTAAAAGGACGCGCACCTATGGATGAAATGGAAAATCTATTTAAAGGAACAAGACCTGAAAAAAAGGAAGGTATCGAATCAATACAACTGGCATCAGGCAACAAGGACATGAATATTAGTATTCAAGAAGTTGTTAAAGAATTTATTAGAAGAAAACAAAGAAAACCAAACAGTCTAGATGAATTAAAAGAATTCTATTTTAAAGAATTTGGAACATCTAAAAGAGATGGAGCAGACTCTGATAGAAATAACGTAAGACTAGCTTCATACGAACCTGGAAAATATTCTGATGAGGAAATCGAAATGTATGAAAATTACAAATACAATATGAATGAACAAATGCCAGGAATGCCTGTTATTGACATCGATGAGTTTTTACGAATGGAATATGGTCAAGCCAAAGCTGGCGCTGCTTCCGGAGGACTAGCAGGAATATTAGGAGCTTAATATGAAGATCGCTGACTACGGGAAGGCGATAACTTCGTACATCCAATCTCCAACTAAAGATCAAAAAGAAAAAACAAAATTATTAGCTGAAGTTGATTTTTCAGGTATGTCTGTCCCTGCGCTTAAACTTTACTATGAAAGAGAAACTGGTTTACCTCCACCTGAAGATCCTAGAGAATTAATCATACAATTAAAAAGATTGATAAAAGGTTTTGATGAAGAAGGTGTTGCGACTTTTTCAAAAGGTGGCCGTGTACATCTAGCTGATGGAACTCCTCCACCAAGAAAACCAAAAGAACTAAAAGACTTATATAAAAAAATAGATACAGCAGTATTAGCTGTTAGAAGTAACACTGTTCCTCCTGAATATATTGTTCCTAATTTAGAAAAACTTACACAAGAATATATTTCTGATGGTTTAATCTCTGGAGAAGATGCTAGAAAATTTGCGTTAGAGAGAAAAGATTATTACGATAATTTTATTTCTGAAAACGCTGGTGAAACTGTACCCGCTTTTGATTTTGACAATGAAGGCAAAGCAATCGAACTTAGTAAAGAACAAATTACAGAAAGAATAAACGAAGCGGATGGAGGACGGATAGGATTGAAAAAAAGTTATAATCCAAATGAAGCATCTTTAGCTGCTTTACAAAAAATAAATGAGGCTGGCGCTGAAAGAGTAACTGCTAAGGTAAATAGATTTAAAGAACTAGTGAAAAAAGGTAAAAGTCCAAATGAAGCTAAAAAAATTGTCATACAAGAATTTAATTTAGAAAGAGCTAAAACAACCGGGACTCCTAAATGGATGACTAGAGGAAAAACAGAGTTAAAAGAGGAAGGTGTAGAATTTATTGAAAGCAAAAGAGGACCAGAACCTTCAGGAGAAAATGTAAAAGAAAAAGCTCAAAAGAAAAGAACACAAGTTATAGGTGAAGGTCAAGCTTTTGAAGAAAGAATAAAAAAAGAAAAAACGAAAACTGGTTTCGGTAAAAAGTTTGAAACTGCTCACACTGCAAATATTTTTCAAGCTAAAAAATTAGGTATAGAATATCCTGTTGATGCTTTAGCTATTCAAGCAACTAAAGTTAATCAAGAGGTAGCAGAAATATTAAATGAAGAGTTAGAACCTTTATATAAAAAACAATTAAACTTAGTAAAAAAATTAAAAAAGAATAATACTTTTGCTTTAAGAAAAGAATTAGATGAACTTAATCGTTTGATATCCGATACAGTCGCAACAGGGGGTAAACAAGGTAAGATAGCTGCAAATGTTTTAAAACCAATTATTGTAGATCCTGAAACTTTAAAAGGTAAAATTTTAAATTTAGGTTTTAAAACCTCTGATGAAGTTTTTACTTTGCCAGGTGCAACCACAAAATCAACTAAAGCTGGAACCATTGCAGATATAATGGCTAGAGCAAATATAAAAGAAAACGTTTTATCAAAAGCATCTGAAATAGATAGACCTGAAAAAGCAAAATTAGCAGATAAATTTAAAATGTTTGGTAAATATGCAAAACAAATAGCTAAGCCTGTATCTAGAGTCGTTGGTCCTTTTATTCCTGTAGCCGGAACCGCTGCTACTTTAATGGGTGTAGCAGACACAGCAAAAGCTGCAGAACAAGGATATACAAGCGGAGACGAATTAGCGGCAGCATATTTATTTGGACCAGAAGCTGCAAAAGGATTAGATGCATTAAAAGATAAGGTGAGAGGACAAAAAGATGAAACAGAAGAATTCATACCCTAAGACCTGGCTCCTGCCGCCTGAATCAGGACCCATGCCTCAAGGCTTGAATTTAAACTATAATACTGTTAAAACAGTCAAATTGGAGAAAACAAATGGCAGACAAAATAGACAAGGCACTTACACAAGAGCCAAGAACAGAACTTAATATTCCAGGACAAGAAGATATACAAGAATCTTTAGAACAAGAAGTTGCAGTTGAAGAATCTAAAAAAGGTCCAGTTGAAATACAAGAAGAAGATGATGGATCCGTTACAGTTGACTTCGATCCTAATGCTGCTTCACCAGAAGGTGGTGACGAGCACTATGCAAACTTAGCAGAATTTTTAGAAGATCACATCCTAGACGAATTAGGAAGTGACTTGACAGGAAAATATATGGACTATAGCATGTCCAGAAAAGATTGGGAAAAAACATATACCCAAGGTTTAGATTTATTAGGATTTAAATATGACATGCGTACCGAACCGTTCCAGGGTGCGTCGGGTGCCACTCATCCGGTGCTTGCTGAAGCTGTTACACAATTTCAAGCGTTGGCATATAAAGAGCTACTCCCGGCTGATGGACCAGTCCGAACACAAGTAGTCGGTGCTCCAACACCTGAAAAAATTCAACAGTCTGAACGTGTAAAAGATTATATGAATTATGAGCTCATGGAAAAAATGCATGACTATGAGCCCGACTTCGATTCAATGTTGTTTTATCTGCCACTAGCAGGTTCAACATTTAAGAAAGTTTATTACGATGAACTTTCTGGCAAAGCCGTATCGAAGTTTGTTCCGGCGGATGATTTGATTGTCCCGTACTCAGCTACCTCATTAGATGACGCGGAGGCAGTCATACACCGGATCAAAATTTCTAAAAACGAATTAAGAAAACAACAAGTTGCAGGTTTCTATTTAGATATAGAATTAGGTACACCTGGCTATCAAGAAAACGAAGTTGAGAAAAAAGAACGAGAACTAGAAGGTCAAAGAAAATCTAAAGACGATGACGTATACACTTTGTTAGAGTGTCATGTTAATTTAGACCTAGAAGGTTTTGAAGATCAAGATCAACAAACAGGTGAACCATCAGGAATAAAAATTCCATACATTGTAACTGTTGAAGAAGCTACAAGAAAAGTTTTATCTATTAGAAGAAATTATGAAATTGGAGATCCGAACAAAACTAAGATTCCATATTTTACCCACTTTAAATTTTTACCGGGTTTAGGATTCTATGGCTTCGGTCTCATCCATATGATTGGTGGTCTGTCTAGAACTGCAACTGCAGCTCTTCGTCAATTATTGGATGCGGGTACGCTCTCCAACCTACCCGCAGGATTTAAAATGCGTGGCATTAGAATTAGAGATGACGCGCAATCTATACAACCTGGTGAGTTCAGAGATGTAGATGCTCCTGGTGGTAACTTAAAAGATTCATTTATGATGTTGCCATTCAAAGAACCATCACAGACTTTATTACAATTAATGGGTATTGTTGTACAAGCAGGTCAAAGATTTGCATCGATTGCAGATATGCAAGTCGGCGATGGTAATCAACAAGCCGCTGTTGGAACAACCGTAGCTCTACTAGAACGTGGATCTAGAGTTATGTCAGCTATACACAAAAGAATTTATGCAGCGCTTAAACAAGAGTTTAAATTACTAGCGCGTGTTTTCAAATTATATCTACCACCGGAATATCCGTATGATGTAGTTGGGGGTCAAAGAATGATCAAGCAACAAGACTTTGATGATCGTGTAGATATACTGCCAGTTGCGGACCCTAACATCTTTTCACAAACTCAGCGTATTTCCCTCGCGCAAACAGAGTTGCAACTGGCAACGTCAAATCCACAAATGCATAATCTGTACCAAGCGTATAGAAATATGTATGAAGCTTTAGGTGTAAAAAATATTGATTTGTTATTAAACAAACCACAACCACCACAACCGCTTGATCCAAGTTTAGAAAATATCATGGCTTTAGGTGGAAAACCTTTTCAAGCTTTCCCTGGACAAGATCATAGAGCACATATTACATCGCATTTAAATTTTATGGCAACAAATATTGCTAGAAATAATCCAATGGTAATGGCTGCAATGGAAAAAAATATTTTTGAACACATAAGTTTGATGGCACAAGAACAAATTGAACTAGAATTCAGAGAGGAGTTGCCACAATTACAGATGTTAATGCAAAATCCTCAAACACAAATGCAAGGACAAGAGCTTCAACAACGAATTGAAGCTAGAAAAGCTGTGTTGATTGCTGAAATGATGGGTGAATTTTTAAAAGAAGAGAAATCTATTACTTCACAATTTGATAATGATCCGATTGCGAAGTTAAGAGCAAGAGAATTAGATCTTAGAGCTATGGACAACGAGCGTAAAAAACGAGAAGGACAAGAAAAAATCAATCTCGATCGTATGAAAGCGATGATGAACCAACAAGATAAGGAAGATAAGTTGGAACAGAACGCACAATTAGCAAAACTAAGAGCTGATACATCAATTGAAAAGACAATTTTGAGCAAATCTATTCCAAATGTGGATAAAATGATGCCAAGTGTCGAAATCGAAAAATATGAAGGAGAAAATCGATGATGAAAAAGAAAAAAATGATGAAGAAAAAGAAAAAATCTTTCCCTGACGTGTCAGGTGACGGAAAAATAACAAAAAAAGACATCTTGATGGCTAGAGGTGTTATTAAAAAACCAGGAATGAAGAAAAATGGCAAAAAAAGATAAAAAATTTATTCAGAAGGCTATTAAAAAACCTGGTTCACTAAGAAAATCTTTGAATGTTAAGAAAGGCGAAAAAATTCCAGCGTCAAAATTAAGAGCGGCAGCAAAGAAACCTGGAAAGCTTGGACAAAGAGCTCGTTTTGCTATAACATTGGGTAAATTGAGAAAAAAATAGGAGGACAAATGGCTGAAAAAGTAAATGCAAATAAAGCATTGGACATTAATAAAGATGGCTTCTCTAATGGAGGTATCGATATTGAAACTCCAGGTCAAAACTTGGAGAGAGATCCTAGAACTAAAACTTTAGCTAATGGTATGCAACCAAACGTAATACCAACTGGTGACGAAGTTGAAGTTAGAGGAACTAAAAGAATGCTGAAGTCAAAGAGTAAAAAAGCTACTTGGTATTAGTATGTGGTTATCGGCAATAAAATTAGCCGTCTCTGCTGGAAGTAAAATTTATGCTAACAAGCAGAAGACAAAGATGGCAATGTCAGATGCACAGCTTATGCATGCCGAACGTATGGCTCGGGGTGAGGAATCTTACCAAGGAAAATTGTTAGAAGCCCGTCAGTCAGACTGGAAAGACGAGGCCGTTCTCATAATTCTTAGTTTGCCCGTTTTGGTGCTGGCCTGGGCAGTCATCTCGGACGATCCGTCCGCTATGGACAAAGTAAAATTGTTCTTCGAGATGTTCTCACAGCTGCCGTCATGGTTTACAAATTTGTGGATCCTTGTCGTGGCGAGCA